CCCACGTTTTGCCGGGGGCGTACTGCGTCATGACCAGGTAGTAGCCCCGTCCCGCTTGCACGGCTCGGGCAAAGGCCCACGTCCGGGCATCGGCCGCATGGGAGTCGCGTTGAATGCGCCGCACCAAGCCTTCGCGCAGTTGGAGTTCGGTGTCATCAATCGGCGGGGCGAGCTCGCCGAAGTCATCCGCGGCCACGAGTTCAATCCCGAGGTCGCTTTGGCGCTCTTGATTCAGGACTTGGCGGACGGGTTCGCGTTGCTTGTTGATGACGAAGCAGGGGCGAGCAGGGACGGGAGGCAAGCCGTTTTGCGCCACTTGGGCGCGGCGGCGGTTCAGCGTGTCTTCGTCCCATTGCTGGCCGGCGAAGAAGGCCAGGTCATCCAGCTCACGCTCGCGCTGCGCACTGTCCGCTTCTTCCGCTTGCTTAAACCGATCCCGGGCCAGGGTCAGGAAGGCGTCGAGTTCCTTCGCGGATCGTTTCTTCTTGGCTTTGGGGACACCGGGATCCACCGGCTGGGCAGTCGGTTGATCCGGGGGCGGAGATCCGGCAGGCGGGTACGCCGTGGCTAGGTGCTCACTGGTGGTATGAGTGTAGGAACACTATACGCTCTCTAGATGACAAAGTGGATACTTTATATGCGGGTAATTATTACTCGGCCCCACGCTTCTGGGCCGCTGCGGCTTTCACCGCCGCCCGGCTTCGGCGATGGTGGGCCAGCTCACACACGCGGCATACCCGATACCGCCCCCGTTGCTCGAGCGCGTGACCGCGAATGCATAACAGCGGATCGGAATCGCGCCGGTTATGCCGTTGGGTGTAATGATCGGCCCAGCGGCAATTCTCCGGACTATAAGGCCCGTTCACATCAATCCGATCCAGCGTGAGGCCCGGCGGACACCGGCCCATGTCACTCAGAAACGCCAGATAATCGTGCCGCCATCGATCGCACACGATGATGCCTCTGGCCCCGTAGTGCTTGAACTTCTTATCCGTCTGGCAGTAGCAGCGGCTTTTCGTGCCAATCCACGCCCGATATTCGCGAGTCCCGGGACGGCCTTTCCCTTGCGGCGCTTCGCCATGTGTCATGACAGGCATACAAGGCCCACGCTCACAATCAGAAACAGCATTTCCGCCCACGCCTGCCCGCCCCGGCCGGGCGGTTGCCACTGCTTGATCCCCTTCTCGGTCGGCGTCTTATGTCGGACCGCCAGATACCGAAAGGCATCCGCCCCATGACTCGCCGAATCGTGCACCGGGGTCGCCTTGAACTCCCGGAGCCGCTGGTTGTAATCCCGCCGGTAGTGCTGCAGGGCTTCTAACCCGGGCGCGGTTTTCGTCGCATCGAACCAGCACCGGGGAAACAGCATCCGGGCCGCATGAATCCCTTCTTCGATGGGCAGGTTCGGGCAGATGCGGAACTTGATCCCCAGACTCGCCGCCGTTTCAATCCGCGAGCGCCCACTACCGAGTTCCCGGACTTCGATATCATGCGGCGCCCAATGCTGGCCGTAGGTGTAGCGTTTCGTGGTCAGGACTTGCGCGTAGTGCGCGAGCCCTTCCCCTTGGGCTTCGTAGTAATCGATGATCCGAATTTCGCCGCCTCGGAGGGATTGACTAAACCATATCGCCGTAGAATCTCCCACACCAAGATCCCAGTCGGTATCGACCGGAAGTACAGGGTCGTACGGCACATTGGACACACGCCCACCAGTTCGCGCGGCCTCAAGCTCTGCACTGTAGATCGCCCCTTTGACGGCCGCGTCGAACGAGCATTCAAACTCTTGCGCGTACTCATCGGCGGTCATCACTTTCCGGGCTTCCGCCAGCTCCAGCGGCGTCAGGATGCCCGTCTCCGACGCTTTGTAGACCGCGCTGAACCAACTCGGCTCGCTCTGGGCATACTTGTGGAGCTCGTAAAACTGGTTCTTCCCATTGGGCGTCCCCAGGAACAAGGCCCACCCCGCCCGATCGGAGAGCGCCGGCCGGAGCACGGTCGAGAAGATGTCCGAGGCGTGCAAGCCGTATTCATCGGGAATGACCCCGTCCAGATACAACCCGCGCAAGCTGTCCGGGTCATCGCCCCCATACACCCGCACCTGGCCCCCATTGGGGTAATCGATCCGCAACTCCGACTCGTTGAACTTCACCCCGGGAATCGGCCGCGCGTAGTGCTTGCAGTAATCCCAGACGGTCGCCTTGCCTTGCCGATACGTCGGGCCGATGTAGGCGAACCGGGGCCGTTCCTTCGGGCACATCAAGGCCCCTTGCTGCAAGAGGTTCACGGCCAGGACGCTCTTGCCCCACCGCCGATGACACACCAACACGCCAAAGCGATGCGCCCGCATGGCCTTGGCGACGACGCGCTGTAAGGGCCGGGGTTGATACGGAATCTGGACTTCAGTCAGCATCGCCCAGGACGTGAATGATCTTCAACCCGCCCGAGAGGTCAATGTGCTGCTCTTGCTCCGCGGGCTTATCAAGCGCCCGGTTCAGTAGGTCCGTGAAGGCTTGCACCGAGGGGTCTTTTTCCCAGACCTCAATGGTTTCTTCCCCGACCTGCCCGGCCATCGCGGGCCCGACCCGAATGAATTTACCCGTCTTTTTGTCGCGCGTCACGAGATAGCTCAAGCCTTTCGCGTTCGCAATCTGGGCCGCAATCAGGGGTTGCAGTTCCGCCATGATCTGCAGCCGGGCGACTTCCCTGGCCGCTTCCTTCGTCACGGTCGTGGCGAGTTTGGTGCCCTTCGGCATCCCCGCGCCCTTCCGTGCGCCGCCGTGGGTGAGTTTCAAGATTTCAAGCGCTCGCCGGAAACGAGCCATTCAGGATGCGGGCACGCGACTAAGTGAGCCAGCGCCTTCAGACACCGCCGGTGCCAGGTCCGCGCCTCGGGGTCATGCACCTCCCGAATTGACTTGAACCGCTGGATCAGGGCCTTCGCACGAAGACGCTGGCGTTCCTCAAACGACCTCATCCCTGGCGCGACGTTACATAGGCCGTTCGCTTGGTAAATCTCCTGACGCTCACGGTCAATAGCCTGCGACTCAGTCAACCCATCAGCCAGACACGTCACCGTTGGGCGGACACCGCGGCGCAAGAGGGCCAGAATCCTCACCGCCAGTGCCTGATTGTGACTGGTGCCCGCGCGCGCCTGCCGCTCGTGCTGGTAACAGCGCGAACCCGTGCCCTTCCCCACGTAGAACACGCCGCCGTCGGTCGGATCGCTCAAGGCGTAGACGTAATAGCCGACGAAGCGCGTCTGTTTCGGGGTCATCTTGATCCAGTATGCGCCCTTAGTCGCTCATCCTCGCGCCTTCGGCTCGGGGGAGGCCCTAAACGTACGAAAATACAACGCCTTATACGCGAAGGCGACCGACAGGTGACTCGTCACCGTCGGCTTACCGCGTCCTCGATGCGGAGTCATTCATCAGATTCACGAAACAACACCGCATCCACGCCTTCCCGACGCAGCGAGACGTTCAGGGCACGGCGGATATACTCTGCGACCGAGATGTGCCGCAGCCGCGCTGCGTGCTTCAGCCAGTCGTGTTCCTCGACCGTCGCCTGCAATCGAATGGTGGACGCGGTAAGTGTCCTCATGGCTGCTCTGTCGGTCTCCTTCGCGTATGAACGTCTTCCGTATCTTCTTTATTCTCTTGAGGTTGCGCGGGCACGGCGGGGGGAAGGGCGGCAGCGGGTGGCTCGTCAGGGTCCGAGCGTGGGGCCGAACACTCCGGCTCGTGAACAATCTCTCCGTCAACTTCCAGTGCGCTCCCGCAATAGCCGCAGGCATATGGCATTTACTTGTCCTCCGCGAGCATCCATGCCCACAACTTCAACAATGTGTCAGCGTCAAAGGCTTGCCCGGTTTCGATCCGCATCAACGTCGCGTGTCCGATTCCAATCTGCGGCGCGAGGTCACGTAATGAGAGCCCGCGCACAGTGCGATACAGACGGAACATCTCGCCGAGGCGCGTCTGGCGCTGTATACGAGCGCGCAGCGTGGACGGTCGTTTAAGCATCGCCGTGCGGCCCCTGCCCGTCACAGTGACGACATTGGTCGAGTGGGTGATAACAGATCGCGCAGTAGCCGAAGGAACCTGCTGGCCGCTTCTCCTCTGGGGGACACGCCGCGACATCTTCCGGCCCCGGACGGAGAGCGACCGCTAAAGCCGCTTCCAGTTCTTCCGCCCGCAAGTTGCGGTAGAACGCATCATCGGGCGTCCCGACGGGTTGGGACCATCCGAGCTTATAACGCGCGGAGTCGCGCTCAGCGGTCAGGGTGCGAATCTGAGCTTCCAATGACTCGACTTCTGAAGCTGGGGGACACGCCGCGACGAGGTCGGCCCACTCCACCCACGTCCCTTCCGCGTCAGGCTCCAGATGAATGAGGCCGGATGCGCCCGCTAATCGCATACGGTATCGTCGCAGCGTCTCCACCCACGCGGGGAGTGTCTTAATAGTCAACGCTTTACAATCCTTTCCCGCGAAGGGGACAGGCCGAGCGTCCCCCTGATCACTTACCGCGTCCACCAGCACGCTTAGACGGAGGCACGGGACGTGCGGCCCGTCGTGCATCCTCTTCGCGCCAGTCCAACATCGTCGTCACCATCGCCTTGACCGCCTGCGGCACATACCCCGCTGCGAGATCGGCCGCTTGCTGTTCGTTGACAAGTAAATAAAACTCGGTTTCGTGCTCCTGGTTCCGTTGGGCGAGCTCGGCGCGGAGGGCGTCCGTCATGTTTCCTTGATCACGATCCCGTATTGCGCCTCGACGTGTTTCTTCTTCCACCGATAGAGGGGGGTTTTGAAGCCTTTCACGTCCTCGACCACATACGGCGTCGTGCGCCTGTCGGAGTACTTGAAATCCCCCCGATACTCCCCGATCCGTCGCGCGGCCGGCGTCCGAAACGCCCCCGCCAGATAGCCCGTCGTGGACTCCACCAGTAAGGGGAACCGCGGTTGCAGTTGAAGATCCCAAATCTTCCCCGCCTTCTCCAGCAGCTTCAATTCCTGATACCGCCGCGCTTCCTTCGCGGAATGGAACGTAATCCCGTCCACCGTCGTGGGCACGGCGCCATACTTGGACCGCTTGCGCGATGGCCCGACCCTCATTCCGTATACCCCTTGAGATCCGCCTGCGCCTTGACCGCCCGCTGCGCCTCATAAAACGTCATGCGCTGCAACGCGTACGATCCACACGGGGTACACGGCCCATACGCGGCCTGATCATCCCGTTGGACCCGATTGCCGCGCCAGCCGCAAAGCTTACAGATCACGGCGTAACGAGGTTTCCTCACGAACGATCACGACGATCATGCGCGAAGGGGACATGCAGAGCGTCCACCGTGCCGCTTACCGCGTCCCCCATCTCACAGGTCATCGGCCAAACCGCGTCGGCTTCTTGCGTGACGTGCCCGCTTCCTGGCTGAAATCATCTGCACTCTTGGGTTTCAACTTGAACCGTTCGCCGGCCGCACAGGTGCACGGCGTCCCGTACTCATGTTGATAGTTAGAGAGCGGGGCCGTCACACACAGCCGGCGATACTTACCCGGCCGCTCGTGCCAGGTGTCCGTCCGGCTCGAGACACCGTTGCAGCGATCCCCCCGCCGGCAGAGCTTCGTGATCAACCCGGTGTCCTGGCACTGCGAGCAGAGGTATTTCCATTCGCGCACCTGGGGCCAGGCGGCGCGCAAGGTGCGCTCGAGCGTGGCGTTGAGCTCGGCTGGCGAGGCGCCTTCCGCCCGCGCCAGATCGCGCAGCCGGAGCGCTTCCTTCAGCGTCGCCGCGAGCCCTTCCGCGGTCACGAGGGGCGGCGTCATGCGGGCACCGGATGCCGGGTTTCCCAGGCCGAGAGCCGATCCGACAACCAGCTGAACTTGGCGCGGAACACTTCAATGCCCCGGTCGCTGGCGACGATAAACTCGTCGTCTGTTTTGTCCGACAGGAGAATTTGGGCGTATTTTTTAAGGCGATCGAGGTCCGTCGCGCCGAGCATTTCCTTCACCATCGCCCCGTGTTTCGCCCAACTGACGAGGTAGTCCGCGCCTGAGCGTCGGGCTTTGTATTCGCTCTGAAACCAGACGAGAAATTCACGGACGCGGGGGTCCGCCGGCTTTTTCGGCGGCTCAACAACCGAAGGTTGTTTCTGTACTTTGGGATTGGGATTGGGAGTCGTGTTACCAACACCGTTACCAACGCCGGTGTACGCCGCCTGTAACGGTGTTACAGCGCCCGTACGGAGCCGTCGCACCCGTTCAGTTGTTTCGGCCCGTTTCTTGAGGATTTTGGCCTTCGAGGCTTGATATTTCAGATAGTCATGGACGAGAAAGCCGTCCACGCCCCTGCGTGTGGTCGCCGACCAGAGGCGTAAGTCACACAATTTTGTGGAAAAAACTTCAGGATGGTCCGCCGGCACGAGCCGCGCCACTTGACTCACCGGGATGAACCCGTTCGTGAGCAGCCGATTGCAGTAGCAGAGGCCGGCGACGTAGAGCCACGCGCCCAGCGGCCCCGCCGAGACGATCTTCGGATGGTCGGGAAAATGATCATCGATTCGCACCCACGGCATTACTTCGGTGCCACCTTTCGCGCATCGCCCGCTGTGGACTTGATTGTTGGCTATCTGACAGAACGCCGATCGTTACGTGCGTTACACTCCCCCGGGATGGCCCAGATCGTGATCTTCCCCGCCGTCGAACCCGTCACCTGTGGATCCTGGGCGGGCGTCCCGGTCCATGTCTGGACACCGGCATCCCTCCCTGGATCGCCCTGCGTCTGTGGACGATCCGTGCTGCCGACGTACGACGACGACGAATACTTTCCCGCGAAGGGTCGAGATCAGGTAATTCCTTCCTGCCACTTACCGCGCCGCCCATCTCATGATTCATAGAGCAGGGACCGCACAGCGGCATCCTTTGCTTCGAGCAACTTCCGCAGCGCCACGGTCCGCTCGGGGTTGCGCGGGTAAGTGGCTTCCAGATGGACCGCGAGATCACAAAACGGCCGACTCCCGGTCTGTAACTGCGCCGGCAGATGCGCGTACCGAAAGAACTGCATCAAGGGCTCCTGAACGGCTTTCCCGGCCTGCTGTGTCCGCTCTACCGCCTCGACCTTTTCTTTCATTGCCTTGATCCGGATTTCGGCAGCAGTCGGATGCATCCGTTCTAATTGGTCGAGCACCTCACGCCGCGTGTCGCCTTCCGCTTCGCCCAACACGTTGCCGTCCCGGTCAAACGCTTGTCCCATGTGCGCGCTCCTTTGAAGGTGGCCCGACAAAAATCGCGGGCGGCTGCGGAATCTCGGCATTGATCGGTCGCCACAAATGCAAGGGAATTATATACTTGAGTGCGAAGCATGATTGAATCACGATTCTGTCTTGCAGTCGGCCGTCTCCCTGTCGTGTTCGTGCTTGCAGACAGGGCAGATGACTCCCGATGTGAAGTACTCGCGCAGCCGGTCCCAACAGCCCTCGCAAAACGGGCCGACGAAATCAGCGTAGGCCGGGTGTGGCTTCGCCGACTCGCCGCAATTGGTGCAGATGGGAGGACCAGCACGCCAAGGCACGCCATCGGCAGAATGAATCTGATGGTCGCGGTGATATTCACAGTCCTTGCACCAGATGTCGCGGTCGTCTCCTGGCTCATGGGGCGTGCGCGAATTGAACGGGTGCGGCACCAGTTCTTCGTCCGGACATTCGTGGTCAAGATCGAAGACGAACCCAGAGTGGCAGTTGCAGCAATGAACATCCACCGCCGTGCCGTGCTCGCAGACGTGATCGCCGATGTCGTTGACCGTGACTTTCATGTCACTTCTCCTTCGCGATCTTCGTGGCCCGGCGCTTCCGCCGTCGGGCGGGTTTACTCTTTGCCTTCGGGCGGTAGGCCAGCACCACGTCCACAATCGCGTCCAGTTGTTTTGGAACCTTCGTCTTCGTCATGGCCGGTTCTCATCGCCGTCCATCGCGTCAGTTCCTGCGAACGGTGGGTAGGGCTCGACGCGCCCGCTCTCCACCTTAGCGATGGCGGCTTCAGCTTTGGCGTATGGACAGTTGTCCCAGTGCGTCTTAGCCGGATTTCGGAGCACGCCGGAATCACACATCGGGCAACCCCATCGCTCAGCGAAGATTCCCCGCAGGGCCGCGAGCAGGTCCGGCGCGGCGGCGATCAATCGGGCGTTAGCAGCGTTCTCCGCACGCGACAGACCCGATCCAATATCCGGCGTGCAAGGCGCGGTGATTGCGAAGTGGCTGACCTTCGCGATGGCCATCCCATCGCCTTCGTTGATTTCCCACGGTCCAGGTGTATGCGTCGCGGTCCAAGTTGTGTCCATCGCAATCTCCTACTGAATCAGTGCCTTGTAAGTGAGTCGTTTGTCGGCCCTCCCGTCCACGAACGAGTCGAGCCGGTCGAGCGTGTGAATCTTGACGTTGCCTTCGTTCAGGCGGAACGTGAACTCGTCCACGTAGCGCGGGAGATGCTTCGGGCTGGCGTGATGGTAGACACCCATCAGCCCGCGCTTCAGGACCGCCCAAACACTCTCAATGCTGTTCGTGTGCGCCGCGCCGCGTGCGTATTCCCCGAGCGAGTGGTTGATGGTGTCGTGCCGAAAGAACAGCCCGTCGAGCCCGTCGAAGATGGCGCTGTCGTCGGTGTAGAGTTGCGAGCCCGCTTCGACGTTCCGGTGAATCTCGCCGTGAACCTCATCGAACGTCATCTGACCGGACGGCCGCGCCTGCATCCGGCCGCCGCGTTCCTTCATGCCGAGCACGGCCGTTTTGCCGACTGGCCCGCGTCCCGCGTGCAGCTTTTTGTTCTCGTGCTTGTTCCCCTCCAGGCCGCCGACGAAGGTTTCGTCAATCTCGATGATGCCGCGCAACTTCCGCAGGTTCCGGCCGCCGCACGCTTCGCGGAGTCGGTGCAACTGGAACCATGCCGTCTTCTGGGTCACGCCGATCTGCTTGGCGAGCTGGAGACTGGAGATCCCCTTGCGGGCCGTGACGAGCAGATACATGGCGTAGAGCCACTTGTGCAGCGGGATGTGCGACCGCTCAAGGATCGTGCCGGTTCGCACGGTGAAGACTTCCCGGCAGGGGTTGCAGCGGTAGTAGCCGACGCGCTTCGTGCTCACGACGCCAGCCTGACCCTTACAGACCGGGCAAACGGGGCCAACCGGCCAGAGTCGAGACTCGAAATACACGCGGGCCGACTCCTGATTGGGGAACCGCTCGAACAGTTGGAAGGTACTGATAGTGCTTTTCGCCATGCCCTAATTGTAGCAAAAACGCCGTGCGCACTCAAGTATATAATTCCCCAATAGAGACACATCGCCAGCGCGGTACCGCAGTGGTGACAGGCTTGGACGTCGTGGCTCACGCGAAGTCCTTATCCCAGGCAATCGCCACATCGCCAGCGATCGGATTCGTCGTGCCGGGCTTGCATACGGAGTGATACAGCTTGGTGGCGGCCGGGTTGATCGGTTTGCCGTCGATCAAGCCGACGTCATCCACGAGCATGATGCGCCCGTCGCGCAGATTCACCGTGTCGATGGTGTCCGCGCCGATCATGCGCTGGCACCAATTGAGCAAGATAGAACGGCCGACATGGTGTTCTTCGTCCTGGCCGTTCGTGCGGAGAATTGTCACGACGGCGAGTTTCTTCATCGTTTCAGTCTTCATCTGCGTAGCCACAATCCCAGTCGTGGTAATCCGTGAACAGCGCGCACCCACAGTCGGGACAATGCGGATCGTCCACGCATTCAGGACACGTCTGATCACACGCGCGGCACCACGAGAGCTGATGATCGCCGCAGAACTCGTGGACGGCCGCGTGGCCCGTGAAGTCACGGCACCACGGATCGCGGTAGCCGTCGTCGTCCTGCGGGTAGGGTTCTTCGTCTTCGGTGCTCATGCGGTCACCATCGTCAACGCGGTAAGTGGACGCTGGGAATTACCTGTCGGTTACCTTCGCGCATAAAATTCTTGATCTTCGTCGTGCCCGCGTCGGGCGATCACCCGCAGTCGATCCAATCGATCACTGGCTTCCTGATCCCACGGCCGCGATCGAAAGCGGACATCTTCCTCCCGTCGTTGCAGGAAGACGCGGACGTAGATGCCCCCCATCGCCACCACAAAGACGCCGACGACGAGCAGGACATACCTCATAGCTTGAACGCCAGCGCCTCGCGCGGCCCCTTGACGACGATCTCGTCATCGGCATTCCCCGTGATCGTGATCCGTCCCGCATGCTCGAGCCGATGATGCGCGACGCAGAGGTAACAGAGATTCGAGGGCGCCCATAGGAGCCGCTTGGATTTCGAGCGATAGATGATGTGGTGCAAGTGAATCCCATCCTCCCGGCAGCCGGGGACACTGCAGCGCCGGCCGTCACGGAGTCGCACGGCTTTGCGTGCCGCCGCTTCCAGGGCCTTGCCGGTGAGCCGTTTCGTCCGCTTGAGCTCCACACCGAGCTTGCCCTTGGGAAACGCGAGCTGGGAGGTATCCATGCCCATCACGCCGCCCCCGCGAACGACGTCGGATCGCCAAATTGCAACACCGTCACCAGCGTCTGTCGGCCGGGTACGTTCGCCAGCGGCGTCAGGTGCAGATGCCATTTCTTCTCGCCCGCGGCCACGGCGGTGCCGGGCCACGCGACGGCCTGATCCACCACGGTCGCCACGAGGTCATCGCGCTGCCAGGTGAGACGGGCCATGCCTGACGGGATCGGCCACTCGGCGACGTTGCCGGTGATCGTCGGGACCACGGGACAATGCCAACGCCATTGCCGTAAGGGATTGCTTTTGATGCGCGTCTGCATCGCGGCACTGTAGCGGGTGAAATTCGCCAAGAGCTGCGGATCGTCCAGATCGGACGTGTCGGTCACGGTGATCCTGTCCACGGCGTCCGCGTGCCGCCACTCGATCGTGCGGGTGTACTCCTTGAGGAACGGCGGGATTTTGTAATAGTTGGCCGCGGGAGACAGTACATGGCCGCGCGTCGTGCCGGCGACGAAGAACACGCCAGGCGCGGTGATGAGGCGGTCCGCGATCCGCGATTCGACGGATGAGCCGAAGCCGGCCAGGAGCATCACGTTGGCGCCTTCGCCCGTCGTCGTGACCCCGCCGTACGTGATCGGATGCGTCAGCGCCCAGCTGCCTTGGCGGTACAGTTGCACGTCCCCGAAATACGTCACGCCATGATCGACGCCGCCATTCGGGTGCGTCGGCGGGAAGTGCGTCATCAGGTGCGAGGCGTCCGCCTGCCACGAGCTGCGGGCACTGACGATCCCTTGCCCGGTCGCGTTGAAGATCAGCGGGAGCGCGTCGCGGGTGCGCGTCGGGCCATACGGATCAAACAGGAGGAAGGATCGCGCGAGCGGCGGCGTGGCGGCCGTGCCGTACTGCGCCGTCATGTCCACGACGAACTGGCGCGCATCGGACGAGTCGAAGCACATCGCGGACGCCACCCAATAGGGCGGGCGCACCTTATGCGGTTCCTGCTCGTCCCCCCATTGAAAGCTCTGCTTCAGATCCGGCGTGATTAGGTGCGTGTAGCGTTGGGCGGCGTGCGCCTGCCACGCCACGACCTCGGGGAAGTGCTCGATCCCCACGGCGGCGGCCCCGAGCAGCAGCAGTCGCACGGTCCCCAGGTTGTATTCGGAGCCTTCGATCCACTCCCCGCCTGCCGCCATCTCGACGTAATCGCGCACGCAGTTGCGGAGCGTGAGCCGGTCCCGGCCCGTGCTGTCATACCCGCCCACGCACGGACGGATGAACAACGCTTGCGCGGGGCCATCATCCGGGAACGCCTTCGCATAGCAGGCGAGCCCCATGTAGACGCCTGTCACCTGATCAGAATCGACTGTTCGCAGCGGCATCGCCGCGGGTAGCGAGGGGTTCGTCAACGCGGAGGTCCACATCGCATCGAGTTGCGCCAGGAATTGCGCGCGTTGCGCCTCGCTCAGCCCCGGCCAGAGCCAGTCGAGGATCACAACCCGTTCCATCGCGTATTCCCGCACGTTGTCCTGCTGAAAGGTCGTGGCCGTGAGGAAGCCTTGCAGTTTCGCCCACGCCTTCGCGACGAATGCCACATCCCCTGTCGCCTGATACGCGATCGTCGCCCACAGGCCCGTGTCCGCGTAGACGGTGCCACTCAGCGCAGCCGTGCGGATCAGGGTCCACCACGGATGGGTCTCGGCGACCATGCGGTTGAAGGTCGCTTGCCGGGTCGGCGTCCAGAGCAAGCGGGGGGCGCGGCCCGTGGGACTCGTCACCGGCGGCGGGATCACCACAGGCGGGAGTTGATGCGCTTCAATCAACAGGCGCAAGGATTCGATGAACTCAGGATCAGTGCTCATGCGTTATGTAAGCGGCCGCGGGTCTCCCCCGTCGCGGCCAACCGGGTCTCACGCTCTTCCGGCCCCGCCAGACTGACGGGCGCCTGAGGCGTTGGAGGACGAGGACTTCTGCCGCGCCCGTGTTGCTGGCGCTCTTGCGCGAGCGCCGCCCGCCGCTCCGCTTCCCCCTGACACAAGTCACAGAGCGGGGCGAGCTCATAGGGGTCATCCAGGCACCGGAGCAGGAGCCGATCACAGCCCACGCGGCTACAGGTCCGGCGCACGAGGCCGGGATCGTAGTCATCGAGCTCCCGGTCATCCGCCGGCTGATCGAAGCGACTCACGCCGCGGCTCCACTGCGCCGGGCGCGGTAGTCCTGATCGTTCTGATAGGTCCAGGCCCAGAGTTGCTTCGTCGCCAGGAACACGGGGAACAGCTCTCGTGCGGGCGGGACGGTCACCACTTCAAAGGCGGGGTCGGTGTCCACCTTCGGCAAGCGGAGAATCAAGGCCGAGGCCGGCAACGCAAACCCCATCTCCTCGAGCGCCACACTGTAGGCGGCCGATTGCAGGAAGCTCTCCGGGTAGACGGCTTTCCCGCTCTTGAAGTCCAGCAAGGTCAACACGCCGTTGACGCGGGCGAGCAGATCCATCGTCCCGGCGTACTGGTGGACCTTGGAATAGACCGTGTGTTCAATCACGACCGGCTTGAGGTTGACCGACTTCGCGAAGTCCTCGAAGGCCATCACGGCCCAGAGCGCCTTGTCGCTGATGACCGGCTTCGGCCCGGCGTCGGCCCCGATCGCGGTGCGCATCATCCACTCGATCATCTTGTGGATTTGCGTCCCGATTTCGCCGGCCTTGGCCAATTCCTTCTGATGCGCTTTGACGAGCCCGAGTCGCGCGGTCAACGTCGCCAGATAACTCTCGCGGGGCATCTGCGGCGGGACCAGTTGGGCGCACCATTCCTGATAGAGATCCGCCGCGGCTTCGGTGCAGGCCGCGCGCTCGGTTGATGCAGACCAGGCGATAAGGGCCGGCTTCCCGATGCAGCCGAGAATATGCGTCACGCTGGGATAGGAGGCGCCGTCAATCTCATAGAAGCGGCCGTTGACCGCGGAGTCTTTGCGTACAACTTTCGTTTTGGTAGGCATGGGGCTTTCAACTAAAACGGGATGTCCGCATCGTCGAAGGGATAGATGTCCGTCTCGAGCTCCGGGTCCGGTGTCAGCGCGTGTGCCGGCGCGGGCTTCGGTTTCGGCGGCGGCGCGGCGGGGGTCATGTGGATCCGGCTCTTCCCGTTGGGCGACTTGATCCGCACCACGTCGTAACTCTCGCCGCCGTAATCCGCTTCCGCGGTGTAGAGCTTCACGGCCGTGCCTGGCCACTCTTCGGTCATGCCCGAGCCGGAAATTTCAATAATCTTGTTGGCGTTCGTCTTGTTCAGGACGATGCCCTTTTCCTTGCCCGCAAAGTAGACGACCGGCTTCATCTCGCGCGTCCGGCCGACGGGTTCAAACTCCACCCGCTCAATCGTCACCACCGGCTCGTGCCCTTTCAGGTCGTGGGCTTTCAGGTATTTCGTCGGAAACACGTCATTAATGTTGGGGGACATAATTACTTTCGGGGATCCACGCCCCACGGCGTGCTCGGGGTGATCGATCCGATGACCTTCGCGGCTTCGGCCCGCGCCAATCCCGCGGCCAACTCAAACAGCGGCGCGTTCGGTTTCACGGCCTCGATCACGGCTTCGGCCATCGTGATGTAGGTGTGCCGTTCGGGCAGGGACAACGCCTCCCAATGGATCACGTCCAGCTGATAACACGTCGCCCGCGCGAGATAGATCACATGGGCCAACTGCGCCAACGCGGCTGCTTTTGGTAATCCACACAAAGGTGACGGACTCACGGCTGCCCCGCCGCCAAGAACACCACGACACAGGTCGGGCACATCGAATGGGAGGTCGGCAGGGTCGGATCGCCGACGTGTTCGATCCGGCGGCACCACGCACACTGGATCGTGAAGTCTTCCGGCACCGGCGCGAGGTCTGGGTTGTTCATGGTCTGGCTCGGAATCGTGGCCGCGGTAACTCTTTCGGTGGACGCTCTGCGTATCGCCGTCGCGGGAAGATTTCTTGGTACGCTTCGTCGTCGTAGTCCTCATCCGCTGCTGTGACGTCTCCGCGGATCGCTTTCCCGATCCCCACGGCGACACACAGCACCAAGGCGACGCCGAGCAGGATCCAGCCCCAGGGATTCATACGGGGCTGTTCTTGAGATACCGCGTGACCAGCTCCCCGCTGTACCGCTTCTTCCGCCCCACGGGTCGGCGAAATTCAAACCGCTTCAGCTTCCCGGCTTTCTGAAACGCGTAGAACGTCGCGGGCCGCAGGTTGAGGGCGCGCATCAATTCCCCGGCGCCCATCGCGTTCGGTAAGGGTTCGCCGACGTGATACGGCCTGGCAGGCTCGTGGATCACCGCAGACGGCTTCTGGTCTTCCAACAGTCCAACTGGCTCGGTCATGTCGGCTAGTGTATACGTCCGATAGTCTCCTGTCAAGTGTCTGAGGGTCTGTTGGCCATGCGTACGGATCCATGGATCGGTACGATGATCCGACAGTCACGGCTGAGGTAGGCGGTTTGTCAGTGCCGTTGTGACGAATCGATAGCGAAAGTCTGTAGGCGACGGTAGGACAGGACCGGAGTCGGTCAGAACTGGCTAGATTTATGGCTAGACGCTATGCGACACTGTGCCCAATTATTCCAGTATCGACTTCCCGATATTCCACATGGGTATATCTGTCGTCATAAATCGTAAATCCGATGAGTCTGTGATGAGCGACACGACTGTAGCTTTTACTGTAGGGGACGTGATCCGCAAACTCCGCAAAGATCGCCATTGGTCTATCCGCAAGCTGCAACACGAAAGCGGCATCGGTCGGATGACGATCTCCGCGATCGAACGCAACGAATCGAACTACCAGAAAGACACGCTCGATGCGCTCGCCCTCGCGTTCAAGATGAAAAGCGGCGCCGAGCTGGAAGCCCTGGCGAGTCTGTCGCCGTCGCGCACGCGTCGTGCGACCGATAGCGATCTCGCGCCGGAATGGATCGCGTTCACGCGGCGCGTGATGCGGCTCAATCGCCAGGCGCAAGGCGCGTTGCATGTGATCGTGTTGGCGTTTGAAGACGCGGGCGCCGTGAGCCCGCACGACGCCCCGGAGGCCGACGACCCCGCCGCGCCGGCGCCCGCCCATCCCCATCCCCCGGCACATCAGGGCTAACCGCCCACACTCCAGGCTGGTACACTTGACGCTATCTTTGCGCCGTGGAATAGGCTAGACTCCGGTCAAATGTCAGCCATCCGACAGAGCGAAAGGGCTGAGGTGTGTTATGGCCCCGTCGTCGTTGGCGTCGATCGTTGCGCCCGTCGTCCACCTGATTCATCCCCACCAGACCGCGGTGCTCCAGCTCCTGATGCGGCATGCGATTGCGTTGCTTGCCCTCGAGGGGGACGCCTTCGTGCAGACGGCCGATGATCTGCTGGTGTCCCGCCTGCGCGATCTCGCGGCCGTCGCGGACAAGCTCCCCCACTAACGGGCGAAGCGGCCGGTGAGCAGATCGCTGACGCGTCGTTGCCGGCTCGCCTGTAAGGGCCCGTAGTACGCGCGGGTCGTCTCGATCTGGGTATGGCCCAGGAGCCCTTGCACGTCGCCCAGATCGGCGCCGGCCTCGAGCGCGGCAAAGGCAATCGCATGCCGCGCGTTATACGGCCGAATGCCTTTCGGCCAGCCGCACGACCGTAAGAGCCGCGCTTGCTTCGTCGTATCAAACCACCCCCAGGCGTGGGCCACGATGAACAACCGCCACGCGGCAAGTTGATCGCGATTGAGATAGACGGGATGCGCGGGTTCGTTCTTGGCGCTGCGCACGATCCAGATCTTCTTTCGGAGCTGCACGTCTTCCGGCGTGGCGGCCATCAACTGCCCGGCTCGCTGGCCTGTCGTGACGAGGACGCGATACCGCGCATACGCCTGGGCGTTGCCGGTGCGCTTCAACCGCTCCCCCACCCGGCGAATCGTCTCGAGCGGCACGTCCACGGGCTGCGCCTTCGGCGTTTTGGGTTTCTTCGCGTCGGCGATGGGATGGCGGGCATGCTTGCCTTGGAGCGTTTGATAGAGCTCGCGCAGCACCCGGCAGCGATGCAGGATCGTTTTGTCGCTGACGCCATCGATCTGCCACGCTGCAATCGCCAGGTTCACATGCTCCGTCTTGATCCGGCTGAGCGCCCACGACCCCAAGCGCGGGAGCCACGCGCGCAGATGGGACCGATCCGCAGGGCCACTCACCCGGCCAGCGATCTGTTTGACGTACGTGGTCACGGCCTCCGTCAATGTCCCGCGCAGCATTGGCACCGCGGCGTCGGCCGCCCGATCCAACAGCTCAGCCGTGGTCCGCGCTCGCCACGCCTGCATCAACAGCACGTCCATATCGGGCGGGAAGCGTTTCGTCCGGACCTGGCCCTTCGCCTTCACCCGGACATCAAAGCCATACCGATCCCGATGAATCCCGGTCGCCACCAACGTCCGGTCCATGTGTCCTCTCTTTTTTGGGTCGTGGCCGAGCCCAACGACGGGCCTCCACCCCACCCCCTCCATTCCGCTGTCCGAAAACGGGTGGAGTTTACTAGAGATTTCAAGAGGTGGCAAATGAACGCACTTCGGGCGGGAATCGGCGGAATCGGTGAATTTGCTGAGGAAAAGTGGTTGCGGGGGCGGGATTTGAACCCGCGACCTTTGGGTTATGAGCCCAACGCCCGATCCCTGATCAGGTCAGCTTTGCGCCTGTTCCACGTGGAACGGCTGGACTCCACTCTCGTGCCTCCACTCCGCGGATCGTCGCTCCTGGGGCACGCCAGCCGCCTTCCTGCCCCGATGGCGTGACAGACCGTGCAGCGGCCGCCGATTCCCCTTGCGGCACATATGCTAATCTGCTAATCTGTGTTCATGAAGCCGGTTGACCCGCTCGCCACCCTCCGCGCCTTCGTGGCGACCCATCCGACGCAACAGAGCGCCGCCGCGGCCCTGGAGATGAGCCCGGCGTATCTCAGCGACCTCTTGAACGAGCGGCGGGATTTCAGCGCCGCTGTCCTCGCGCGTCTGGGCCTCACGCAGATTGTCGTGAAAGCCAGCAAACCCATCGGCCGGTAAGAAAGTCTGTCCGCCATGCCCCGCCTCCTGATCGCCCTCGTCGCCAGTCTCCTGATCGCCTCCCCTGTCGTCGCCGCCCCGGCCTGGCCCCACTGCGCCGTGGGGTTGCCGACGATTCTCTCCAGCCTCTATGCCCCGGCCGGCGTGTATGACGGCATTGGCGGACCCCCCGTCACCGTGCAGCAATCCACGGTCTTTCTCGCCGGGAGTGCCTTCAACTGGGTCACGGGCCAGATGCCGCACGACATCACGGTGGAGTTCGTCTCGTGGACGGATGCCCCCGGCGGCCCGGATTGGGTCACCGCCCCGGGCACCGTTGCCCGGATGCAGTCCTATACCCTGTTGAAGCGGCCGGATGTCAGCGCCCACGCGGCGGCCACGATGAAATGGAAGCACATCTCGGCCTTTACCGGCTTCGCGCTCTACTTCATCGACCCGCCGCCGTTCGATACGCGCTTTCTTCGGATCACCTACCGGGATCCGTACTGTCCCACGACGACGCAGTACGTGCCCGTCACCGTTGTCCCCTAATAACCCATCGGTCCGATTGAAAGTGACACCATGAAGCTGTTGATGATCGCCGCCGTCCTCGCGCTCAGTCTCGCCTCCCTCGCGGCCGTCGGCACCGAAACCTGCTTTCTCGAGAGTGAGCAGGACGCCGGGATGAACAAGATTTGTTTCTATAGCTGCGTGAGTGGGGATGCCGCGATCACGATCAAGGCCGTGCAACTCTGTCCGCTCAGTATTAAACGCTAGAAGGAAGAGACGAACGATCAGGCGCGAAGGCCGCCGACAGCTAACTCGTCGGCGGCCCCTTACCGCGGCCACGGAGGTGACCTCATGAGCCACGTAACACTGACGCTCACGCGGCGACAACTCGCTATCCTGGGGGCAGTGCTGGGTCGGTGCGAGGGCTGGGATGATCCGCGTGAACTGCAGCGGTTCGTCTCCATCGCGGCTGACAGCGTGCGAGAGGGCTGGACTGAGACCGAGATGCACGCGCTCGGGGAACTGCTAGCCGAGGCCGATAACCGGATCCGTGTGCCGTGCGAACCTGATCTCGCGCGGCTCCAGCGTGGGCTCGCGCGGCTCAACCCGATGCAACGCTCATCGCCGGAAACCCGCTCCTGCGTCTTCTGCGGTGCGGACAAAGGCCACAGCTACGTGACCGGCGACCGCACGCCGCACACGCCCGATTGTGAATGGCGGCTCGCGTGTGAAGCGCGCGGCATTCCGTGGAATCATGTCTTATGAGATGGTCGCCGCGGTAAGTGTTCGGGTGACTGCTCACCATGTCCCATTCGCGTACAAAGACGTTCTTCTTCTTAATCCGTCTTCCCGTGACTGATATGGATCGACTTCAAGAACCGGGCATCCATTTCTGTCACATGGTACGGCGGGGCGGTACACCACGTCGTCACTTGCTTGCACAAGACGCAGACCACCGGCACGTCCCCGGTAATCACCAACTCCTGCCCACAACTCATACACCAGAGCAGGACGGCCATGTCATGAGCCCGGATGCCGGAGGGCCGCCTGGAGCGCTCGCGCCGTTAACCACGTCCCATGCAGCTCGTAGTACTCACGCACCAACAGAATTTCGAGCTGCAAGGTGTCCAGATCCGCCGTCGCGTCCGCCCAATTCGACGGCCGATCATCGGGCACGCGGATCCAGTCCTCCCGATCACAATTGACGCACGCCGACGGAATGACGACCCCGATCGCGCCCCACTGCGCCTGACAGAAGCGACATGCGAGCAGGGTGAAGGGGGCCGCCGTCAACGCGGTCACGGATGGCTCGCCAGCCAGTTCGCGTCAACCGCCGCACTCCGCACGAGCAGTTCACGATAGGACGCCAGCACTTCCGCCGATAGTGGTTCGTCAAACGCGCGGGCCACCAACCGCCGCAGAATGGACTTGGCGAGTTCGACGTACGGCTCGTACCGCGCATGGGCTTCGCCAGTGAGATTCTTGAGCCCCGCGTCTAGGCCCGCTTGGGCTTTGACCTGCCAGCCCTCGCCGCGGGTCTGCACCAAGTCCAGCAATGAACTGTGCAGGGTCACGAGCCGCCGCGTGATGGGTGTGCTGAACGGCACTTGGTTGAACGAGTGCGTGATGATCGCGACGTCGCGGCCATCATCGATCGCCTTGACGAACTGACCGTTGTCGTACGCCATCGACGCGTCAGGTGTGAGGTTGGGCGGGCGATTTCGTGAGCATCCCACTGTCAGCATGACTGAAATAAGGCACAAAACACTAAGCAGATACATCTGTGACGTTCTATACTGTTGCATGGGTCGTCCAGCCTTGGCTCCACCCGCGATCGGGTCTCGCTTCGGCAATCTCACTGTTACCGGCTATCCAGATAGGGTCCGTGGTCGAGTCTTTTGTACGGTTCGATGCGATTGCGGAACGGTCGTGAGTTTGGAAGCGAGCAGGCTGCGGCGTGGCAATGACCGATCCTGCGGCTGTTGGAAACGGAACCAGCTTGCGAACGCCAGTCGCACGCACGGCGCGGCGGGCGTCGGCAAGCAAACGCCTGAATACAAAGCGTGGTGCGCGATGAAGCGCCGCTGCTACAACCCGGCCGAAGACAGCTATCCGTACTACGGCGGGAAAGGGATCACGGTCTGCGATGAATGGCTGCACTCCTTTCCTCAGTTCCTGGCAGATGTTGGCCCTAAGCCCACCCCGAAACATTCGATTGACCGAATCAACAACGATCTGCCGTACCGTCCTGACAACGTGCGCTGGGCCACATCCTTGGAGCAATGCCAGAACCGCTCGGTCAGCCGTTATGTGAACTACAAGGGCGAACGCCTGCCGTTGGCTGAACACGCGCGGCGGGCGGGGTTGCCGCCGAAGGTGGTAGACAGACGACTGCGCCGCGGGTGGCCGCTACACGTTGCACTGACGAGGTCGCTTGATCGGAAGAAGCATCAGTCTCCACCCAACGCGGCATAGAACGCCTCCGCGCACGCACGCTCTCCGTCGGTAAACAGTCGCGCGTCATTCCACGCGTCATGATGAAAGGTGCCGCCAGCGGCACAGCACGCCGACTGGCCCATCAACCGCGCCACGCCGACATCGAAGCCGTATTGCGCTGGCTTGATCGTTTCTTCGGGGATGTATGGGCACGGCGTCGGGTAGGTGTCTTGGAACACATACGCCGAGTAGTTGCTGCTGATCTTCGCCAACCCACCGGAGCGCCGGCCGTGATACGTCGCGTAGTCCCACAGCGGTTTGACCGGCTGCGCATCGCTCAGGCCGGAGCCGTGCGAGCTCAACACCCCGTCAGGTTTGCGAAACGCCTGCGCGTTGATGGCTTGGGTCGCATGCTTGTCTTCGTTGACGAGTTCCACAAGCATCCACGGAAAGACGCGGATCGTCTCGATGGTCTGCCGATAGAAGTCCTGTTGTTCAATCGGGTCCGGCATCATCTTTTTGGTATCGGCGAAGATGGTCCATTCGCCATAGAGCCCGGCATCCCCAACTTGCGTACAGGTCGCGATCACGGCCTCCCAATAGCCGGGGCTGTGCGTGTTGAACTCCCAACCCGTGTTCGGACTCTTCATTGCTAAGATCCGTACGAGATTCGCGCCTGCGGCTTTCCGGTCCTCGAGCAGCGGCGTGATATCAACGCCTCTCAGCACACACTCCGCTAACCGAAAATCAGTCGAACCTTTGATGAGAAACCGGGAGTCCCCCTGCATGAAATGATCGCCTTCGATCCGCAACCCCGTGCCAGTTGACGCCTGGGGTTCGAGGTAGCAGTCCGTCCAGTCGATGTCCCCAAACGGCGGCGGCCCCGGGTCGAGATTGATACTCGCGCTGTAGCTCGCATAGCCGTCCTTTCCGATCGCGAGTTGGACTTGATGCCAGTCGCTCGAAATCCCCTCGAGCCGGACCCGGCCATTGGCTTCGGTCGTACCGCAGACGTCGTTCACGCACACCGAGGCCCCTTCGAGCGGGGCGTTGCTGTTGAGGTCGCGGACGGTGACGGAAAAGGCGCGGGTCATTCTTTGGGGACTTATATCGTTGACTCCCGTGTTCACTTTCGGCTCACGCGCGAACGGGCCAACTGAAAGTCCCAGGCTGATCGCCCACCGTGCGCGAAGTCGCCCAGAACACGTCGTTGCTGTCGAGGAACACCTGACCGTTCACGGCGCTCTCGGCAGACGGTCCCCACACGCGCACGATGAGCATCGGGAATGTATCCCCCTCAGCGACGTCGTTGCCGATGTGCGCCTGAGCGCCAGCAGGCCACGCGGACACGTCTTCACCGCCTTGCGGGTTCACGAGTTTGCTTTTCATGCGATCCGCGATGGCCTTCCCCGTCGTGCGACGGCGCATGATCTGCTCGACGTCTTGCGCGCTCAGCCGGTAGTGAACGATGCGACCAATCGACGGAATCTGTTCGCTCATCTGTGTCTCCTTGAAGCCAACGTGTTCTGTTCCGATTCATGAGGGAGTCAACGATATAAGTCCCATTCTTTGGGCACCGTGTGCGGGGCCGGGAGCACGGCCGCGATCTCCGTGACGGCGTCGATCAGCGCGAGCAACGTCTGCTCCACCTCAGCCACGGCAGCGTGGATACCGGGGGCCGTGCGGATCGTGTGCGCGTGCTTTGCTGCCCGATCCAACGCCTCTGCGAGTTCATTCATAGATCACCACTTTCACCGTCTGCTGATTCACGGTGCGCGCCGACCGATACGAGAGCCGATTCCGGCAGTCGGCGCAACTGAGCACCGCCTGATAGTCCTTGGGGATGACAAACACGGTCAGCACCGTCACCCGGATCACCGGAGGGAGCCGCCCGCCTTTGCAGCGATCACACCGCCTCATCGGGCCATCCACCGCGTCCGCGATGGTCTGCACCGGCGGCGGATCGAAGCGCCGATCATCAATCTCGCGCCGATCACCGACGGTCCACCGAAGCCCGCCCATGTCATCGCAGCCCCATCTTCCGCAACCAGATGTTCACGCGCCGTAGCATCTCGGTGTCCACGGCGGCATCGTGCGCACGGTCGCGGGCGCCTGACTCCATTCGATCCAGCACCGCCCGACGATCGAGCGCCGTGACGTCCGGCCTTTCAGCGCGATCCGGAACAGGTACGCCTGGGTCTTGCCCGTCACCTGTTGCACCACGGTCGGCGTCAGGGACCGGGTGAGGGTCATCAACCGCAAGTGCCCCGGCTGGCGGGGACTCGGGACCGCCAGCAAACAGAGCGAATGCGCGCCCCGCCGCTGACTGGTCACGCTCCCCTGTAAGCGTCGGCCGCAGAGATAGCAGATCCAGGCCATTCATCCCGACCGTCCGACCCGCAGCGGCAACGGAATACCGAGGATCGAACAGAGCGCAACGACGACGACGATCACGAGCACGACGTAGAGGATCGTGGCCACGAAGGGCGGGAGTTGCGGCGCGAACTGTTGCAGCACCCACCAGACCAACGCGACGAGAATGAGCAACCCCAAGAGCGCCATCAGATCCATGTCAGCTCCCTCCTATGCGCGCGAGAATGAACGTGGCCACCGCCATCACGACGATGATGATCGAGATGCCAATCGCGATATACGCCCGCGTGTCGTCTTTGGTGCGCCGATGGCCCTGCTGTTCCCCGGAGGCCAGATTCAGCCGCGCGTCCAGCCCGTCGAGCCGTTTACTGTTCGCGTCGATCTTCTCCGTCATCGATCCGAAGCGCGTATCGGCTTCCGAGCGCGTGATCAACGACGCCACCATCGTGTTCAACATCTGCCGCAGTTCGTTCAACGCTTCAAAGCGTTTATCCGCCGCCAGCTCCGCCTTGCTCACCGCCCGATCCGCCGCCGCCAGGGCGGCTTGCACGGCTTCCTGCGCCGTTTTGAGCGCCGTTTGCATGGCGGTTTGCTGGCTGAGAAACGCCGCGCTCAGCGCATCGCTCTGCGCTTCGAACCGTTGCTGATACCGCAGGTCGCTCGCCTGACTCGCCGCCTCCGCTGCCGCTTTCGCCGCGAGCACCGCCGCTTTCGCCGCTTCACTCGAGGACAGGAGCGCAATATCCTGAGCGTTGAGCTTGTCCTTCAAGCTCTCCGTCAACAGGTTGAACCGCGTCTCGATGTAGGTGGACAACGAGGGGCCCGGCTCCGGACAGTCGGCGCGGGCTGTCATTAGTCGCTCACGACCGGGGGATCCGGGGGACCAATCTTCGGCACCTCCACGGGCGTGCTCGAGCCCGGGACACTCAACACCACGGGCCGCACCGTCAACTTCCGCAGCACCATGTTCACGAGGCCGACGCCGATCAGAACTTTCGGGAGCCAGGCGAGCGGGATGAGGGCGACGATTTCAGGCTCGGCGGAGAGGCCGATCACGGCGGTGATCACGGCGACCCAGAAGGTGCGGGAGCTGAAGAGGCTGATGGCCCAGTACTCGACCGTCGGCGGGGGACGGGGATCCGCGATCATGGCGTGGCCTCCGCTTTCTTGACGTAGTCCCCGGCGGCCGTCAGATCGTAGCCGTCGCGGCTCAATTCTTTGACCAAGGCATCGAGGCGGAGCTGCGCGTTGTCGCGCGTGAGAATGGCGATCGTGAGTTGCGCTTTCTGCGCGTCCGTCAACGTCGGCGCGGGCGCGTCGGCGTGGGCCGACAGACTCAGCAAGAGGACCGCGACGAGGATCCGCATCAGGGCACCGACCCCGCGACGGTGCCCACGATCCGCCCATCGGCGATCAGGCGATCGAAGATCCGCTGATTGAGGCTCCGCGTGCTGAGATTCACTTTATTCAACTGAATCAGGAGCGTCGTCGCCGTGGCGCCTTCGTAGACTTGATCGGTGTACGCGCCGTCTTCGCCTTTCAGCGTGATCACGATCTGCGGCGTGGGCTCCCATTTCAAGAGGAGCGCACTGACGCTGTACCCGGTGACTTGCGCGGGTTGGGGCTTTGGGGTCGTGAGGGCGAGCCGTTCCTGAGCCGCGAGCCCAAGGACGAACGTGGCGGCGACGGCGAGCATGATGAATGTCTGTTTCATGGTGGTTAGAAGCCGCGACAGATGACATGGATTTTCGACCCGTCGAAGATGTCGAGCGCCCCGGTGAGCGTGACCTGTGTGGTGGTGGTCGTCACCTCGTAGACTTGCGTATTCACGCCGCCCGTATTGCCATTCGACGCCACGCAGGCGGGCGCATTCGCAAAGGTGGCGTTGAAATTCACCACGCCGGTCGTCGTCACGCCCGTCCCGACGGTCACCGTAAAAAAGGAGGCTTTCCCGGCAATACTCGGCGAGGCCCCGAAGCCGCTGGCGATCGTCGGCGTGGCCACGGCATCGGTGAGGTTGGTGCCGCCGAGCGAGAGGCCCGTGGTGGTCAGCGTCATCTTCTGCGCCCCGCTCAGATCCCATGTGTGCGACAAGGCATCAGTAATGATCCCCAGATACGCGCCCCCCGTGCGATTGAAGGCGGTAATTTGGGGGGCCGATCCCCCGATCAGTTCCATGCCGGAGCCCGTCGCGGGATTGCCGGTCCCCTGCACCGCCAGATAGTTCGTCAGCGTCAGGGTTGCGGGGACCGCCGTGGCCGCCAACGTCAGGCGCCCTTGCTGATCCACCGTGAACGTCGGCCAGGCACTCGTACTCCCATACGCGCCCGGGGTCACGGCCGTGTTGTTCAACGTGATCGTCGTGGCCGCCGCGTTGCCCGTCGTGACCGAGGACGTAATCCCGGTGCCCGAGGCGACCGTCGCCACGTAGTTGCCCGTGCTGACCGCGGAGGTCGGAATCCCGGTGAGGCCCGCACCCGATCCGGTATGCGCGCCGCTCAGCGTCGTGGCCGCCAGCGTGCCCGCCATCGTCACGGTCGTGCCCACTTGCGTGAGCAAGCTGTTGCCCATCGCCGCGACCCCGGTAAACATGCCGATCGTATTCGTGGTGCCCGCAATGGTCGAGCCCGTGGCCAAAGTGACCCCGTTGAACTGCAGCGCCCCGGCGATGTTGTAGAGCTTGTTCGTGGTGATCGTCGGCGCCGCATAGGGGTCAATCGTGATCGTCGCGAGCCGCGCCCCGCTATTCGCCGCGGGCGTCCCCGTCGCCAAGGGACAGCCGATACACACCCCGGTCGCGGTCGCATCGGTGGCGGTAATCGTGGTAAACGCGCCCGGTCGCGGTTGCGCCGACGCACTCGCCGCGATCAGCACGCCCCCGAGCGCCAGTATCCATTTCATGCGTCAGCCTGTCTTAATGATCGAGATGCCCCAGGCAAAGCCGGAGCCCGCCGTAATTTTCGTTTTGATCGCGTAGGTATGCGCCGATCCCCCCGCGGCAAACGTGATCGCGCTGCTCTGCCCACTCGCCCCCGTCGCACTCGTCCCTGTCACCGTCGCAATCGGCGTATCCGGCAACCCGGCCAGCAGATCCACAAGCGCCACGCTCACCGTCCCGCCGCCCGTGCTCAGGATCATCGCCTGGAGGACGTACGTCCCACTCGCAATAGTCGCCGCATCGATGACGTACAACCCCGTCCCGGCGTGCGTTTTGTCCACCGTGGCCCCACTCGGATAGGCCGCGAGGGTAATCGGGGAGGTCGAATCCCCGCCCAGGTAGATCACTTCGTAGACGCCCGAGGCGTTGAGGCCCACCGCACTCACCGGATCGACGGTCCAGATCAAGGTATTCGTGGCGTCGTACAGGATCCATTTCTGCGCCAGGGCCGGCATGTAGATCGTGAGCCAGCCGCCCGAATCGAGCACCGCCGGGAAGGGATGCGCCGCTTGTAAGAGGGCATCGGTATAGATCGGGCTCGGGGTCGCGGTCCCACTCGCGTACGTATAGAGCTTCCCCAAGGCCAAGGGATCACCGTTGGCGTCGAAGAACTGTTGGCGGGCGACGGGGGCCAGTGTCCCGGTGGGCATGTGCTAGACTCCTGATCCCGGCATGGAGTTCCTTCTGGGCGGCGTCGCGGCGGTCCTGGCCGTCTTCGCGTACTGGACGCTCATCGCCCTGTGGGAGTGGTACGACCATCGCGGGGCGCGGCATGTCATGGCGTCGCCTCATCGGCGGCGCCCGCCAGATACGACGCGACCGCCGCCGCCAGCTTCGGCGCCCCCTTCAAAATCTGCTGCACGCCGGGTTTCCTGAGCGCCAAGGCCAGATTGGACATCCCCGCCGGGGAGGTCATCATCCCGCCGACGACGGCCCCGCCCAGCGCCCCCTTCGTCCCGCCCTGCTGCGCGCCGGCCGCGCCCCCGAGCAACGCCCCCGCGCCGGGTCGGACCATCGCCGTGTAGAGGTTGGACCCTGCGCGCGTGCCCTTGTTGATGCCTTGCACCGCGCCGATCATTTCTTGGGCGGCAGCATTCCCCGACCGATAGCCCGTGTGGCCCGCGGCCGTCGTGAGATCCCCGATCTGCTGATTGAGACTCGCGGCCATGTCCGCCTTGGCTTGGGCTTGCACGGCCACGTTGGGCCGCCCCAGGCCCATCTTCTCGGCCGTGTAGAGGGCTTTTGATTCCCGCTGTAAACTCGCCTTGAGCGCGTCGGCTTCGTGGGCGGTGAGGGCGCCGGCGCGGCCCGTGGTCATCTTGCGTTCCAAGCTCGCGAGCGTCGCGAGCCCGCCTTCAATGTCGCCGCCGTTCAGCACCTTGGGGAGCGTCTTGGCGAGCCCATCCGTCGCGGCGGTGATCGGGACGGTGACGCCTGCCGCATGCGCGGCATCGAGCGCCGCGTTCGCTTCGGCTTTCCCGACCCGCAAGAGGGCCCGCGCTTTGGCCAGTCCGCCCTTGCTCACCGTCAACGAATGTTCGATCATCGTCTCGGAGAGATTCGGAAATTCCCGCGAGAGTTTATCTGTCAGATTCAGGGCGCGGTTCATCAGCCACGGGGCGGCTTTGCTCGCCACCTTCCCGATCCCCGCCCCGACCGCTTGCCCGGCGCCTTGAATGGCCCCTTGCACGCCGATGTCCGTCGCCGCGTCGGCCGCACTCGCTGGCGCCGCCGCCCCGCGGGCCCGGTTGATCAGTTGCTTCGCGGCTTCCCCAGCCCCGCCGCCGAGCGTCGCCCCGCCAATGCCGCCGGGCACACCCCCGACGCCCATCCCGGCCACCGCGCCCCCAATGCCGCCGACGATGCCCCCGGCAATCCCGCCGAGGGCCGGTAAGGCATCCACCGCCGTATCGGTCCACGAACGCCCGGGCGGCGCTGCCGGGGCCGCCTGGGGCTGTGGCGCCGTCGTCTTGTGCTGCTGGATCACGAGTGCGATGTTGTCTTCCGGTTCGCCGGCCGCGACCATGCGCTCGACGATGGCTTGTAAGGGATCGGGCATCAGCCGCCCCCGTATTTCTTCAACAGCTCCGCCGCCTTCGCCGCCGCGTCCGGTTTCGCCTCATCGGTACGCTTGGTGAATTTCGACGTGTCATAGTTCGCATCGGCCAGGGCTTCCAGCTTGCGCGTGTTCCGTTGGCCGATCGCCTTCTCGAGCCCGTTCAGCTTGGACACGACGGTGCTATCTGGATCCTTGATCGTCGGCAAAATCTTTTCGTACTTCGCTTCGTCCTCTTTGCGGAGCACGCCGCCTTCCAACGCTTTCCCGATCACTTGTTTCACGCGGTCGATCGTCGCTTGCCGGTTTTTCGCGGCACTCGGCAGGTACGGCACCGCCGCCGTCATCTGGGCCGTGAATCCCGTGGACCCTTTCGTGGTGGTCAACTCTTTGCGCAAGATTTGCAGCTCATCGAGGGCCGTCTGATAGTTCGCCAGATCGCCCGCATCGCCGGAGGTCACCGAGCGGCCCTGTTCGCGCGTGCTCGCCGGCAGATCCCCGGGGCGGTACTCGCCTTCGCTGATGCGCGTGGCTTTGCCGTCGCGCATGACCCACAGCTTCCCGCCCTCGCCCGCCGGGGCGCGGCCTGCGGCGTTGATCTGCCCTTTCATGTTCAACAGGCGCTTGGTTTCGGGCCCATCCTTCGCGGCAATCGCCGCCGCGAGTTGCGCATCGAGGTCCGGCGCTTTCGGTTCCACGACGGGCTTCGCGGGGCCACTCGCCAGCACGGTCCCTGATGCATCGAAGCGTTGTTGTCCTTCCCCGAGCGTGAACCCTTCTTTCGTCGGCGCTTTCGGCCGCATCCCGTCCACGATGGCCTTGAGGGCGGGCGTCCCGCCTTCGAGCAGGGATTGGCGAATCTGATCCGCCTGCGGCTTGAAGTCCGGTTCTTCGGCTTCGATCATCTTGAGCGTCGCTTCCGCCACGACCGGGGAATAGTTGCTCTGCGCGATGTCCTCGAGATGCCCGCCAATCCAGGCTTTCGTACTCGCCTGCAGTTGTTGCTTCAACTGTTTGGTCTGCAGAATGTTCTGTTGATGCGCTTCGTACCGCCCGCGCGCCGCTTCAAACTTCCCCGGCGCCTTGACGCGGATTTCTTCCAACAGCGATTCCGGCGTGAGATCGGGATTCCCGATCACGGCTTTGTACTGCTCGAGCTCGTCCGCCTCGACCTGACCCGCCTGCAACTGTTGCGCGTTCTGTTGAAACGCCTGGCCCCGCAAGGCGCTCTGTTCCTGTTGCGCTTGTTGCTGTGCGCGACGATCCTGCACATCCGCCAACTGCTTGAACGGATCGTTGAAGGGCACCGCCTGCCCACTCATCGGAATGCGGGGATCGAGGGGCATGACTAGGCCAGCACTCCATAGCCCGGCTGCCCGGGGTTATACGGCCGCGTCGCGAGATAGCCGCCGCCGGTCTGCGGGGTCTGATTCGCCACGTAGTTCCCAGCAAGATTCCCGAGCTGCCCGAGGCTCTGGCCCCACGCGTCACTGCTGCCGATCTGCCCCGCGGCATTCGCGTTGCCGATCCCTTGCTGAATGTCGCCTTGTTGCTGTCCGTAGCCTTGCGCGTTCGGGGCGCCCGGTTGCCCGAGATTCGCCAGCTGATAATTCTGGCCCCACGCGTTTTGATTGAGCGCCAAGCCTTGATTGAACTGCTGCCCGGACGTCTGGAGCCCGAGCTGCCCTTGCTGATAGGCGTTTTGTGAATCCTGGCTCCGGTTCCCGAGCGCGAGATTCCCGAGGCCGAGCTGATATTGATTGCCCGCCGAGTAATACCCCAGGCCCAGATTGCCTTGCGCTTGGTAGTTCGCCAGGTTCTGTTGGTTGTTCAACTGATTCGCGTTGTAGTCCTGCGTGTACTGTTGCTGTTGCGCGCCTTGATTCAACCCGTAGGTCGTCGCCGCTTGGCCGTACTGCTGCGCTTGATTCGCCTGGTTCGCTTGATACGCCCCTAAGCCCTGTTGGTAGTTCTGCTGTTGCGCCGCCGCCGCTTGCGCCGCATTCATCCCGTAGGTATTCGCGGCTTGCCCGTACTGTGCGGCTTGCGCTTGCGCTTGGGCGGCATTATTCGCCTGCCCATACGCCAGCGTGTTCTGGTTGTTCGCCTGCCCGTATTGCAACCCGGTCTGGGCGTTCGCTTGCTGCGTCGCGAGGTTCCCTTGGTTGTTCGCCTGATTCGTCTGGAAGCCTTCTTGGTAATTCTTCTGCGATTCGCCCAAGCGCCGACCATACACGTTCTGATATTCCTGGCTCGCGGATTCCTGGCCGTAGTCCGACAAGCCCTTTAAGGTGTTGCCCGAGTGCAGCACGCCCTTCCCCGCGGCGGAGTTCTGAATGGCGTCCAGCCCTTGCTTCAGGCGGAACTGATAGCCGGGATCCTGCGCCGCTTCTTCCGCCGTGGGGGCTTGGAAGCCCGGTGGCAGGTTGAAATTGTTGTACTGCGCGCCCTCCGGCGTCTGCAGGTGTTGCTGCTGCATCGTCTGCGGCGTGGGCACACTCGAGCCGGGATTGAAATCCGCCCCGGGTTGATACGGCGCCGGCCCTTGAAACGCCGCCCCAGGCGTGGAGGGGGCTTGGAACGCGCCTTGCGGATTTTGCGCGGGCGTGAAGGGCGTCACGGTCGGCGCGGGACCGGCTTGCCCGCCGCCATACGCCCCGCCCGCTTGAAACCCGCCCCCGGTCTGCGGTGTCCCGCCCTGGCCCAAGCTACTCAACGGCTGTCCGCTGCCGGCATAGCCGAAACGAGAAGTCCCGGCCGCGCCCGCCGCATCCGACGCTTTGGCATTGGCGGCGGCATAGTTCCCTTTGATGCCGTCCTTCGCCATGCCGCTATTCACGCCCAACGAGTTCACGCCCGCGACGCCGTTCTTATCCCAGGCCGGTCCACTGATCGCCGTCCACTGCACCGCGCCGTTGGCGTTGCGGACGTCGTAGGTACTCCCGCCCGGCCCCGTGATCTTGTCGGCGCCCGCTTGCGTCCAGCCCTCGAAGCCGGGTTGCTTCAGCAAGCCTTCGACGTCGCCCGGATGCTGCTGCAGATACCGCCCGCCTTGATACTTGTTCGTGGTCCCGAGACTCGGATCGGCCACCTTGCTCTGGACGAAGCCCTGCATGGTGCTGTTGGCGGCCGTGCCTTGATACGGCGCGAACTGCGGCGCACTCACGCCGTTGTCGTCGAACCAACTCACGGCACCACCGTGGCGCCTTTCTGGACCGCGCGATCAGCCATGTCTTGCGGCAACATCGCGATTTCCCCCGTCGGCGCTTTGACTTTGACAAGGGCGGGCGCGGCCATCGGCGGGGCCTGACCCGGCAGCGGGGGGGCGCCCATCATCTGCTGCGCGGCGCCTTGGCCCTGCTGCGCCTGAGCGCCGATGCGCCCGAAGATCCCGCCCGGCGGTTGACCTGGCGGTTGGCTGAGGCCCGAGAGCGTGCCGCCGCCGGGCGGTGGACCTTGCGGATCGCCCATCGGGGGCGGGGGCGCACTCATCGGGACTTGGCCGTGCCCGCTGTACTGCCCCGCCATCTGGCGCAGATTCCCCACCGCCCCCGCGCCGGCCTGTTGATAGGGGCTGAAGTCTTTCCGCTGTTGTTCGTAGCCCGCTTGCTGCGACGCCATCGCCGCGCGCCCCGCGGCGTCCTGCGTCTTGGCGGCAGACTTCGCCGCTTTGGCTTTGGAGGCGGCCCCGGCCACGGAGCTGGCCACGGAGATCCCGATCATCGTGCCCGTGACGCCACTCATGTGATCGCTCCCTCGCAAAACACAATCTGTAAGAGCCGCGCCGAGTCGGCATCCGTGCCGTAGTTCTCGCGAATCGCCCGGCTGTGAAAGCACGCCGCCGGAAACACGACCAGCCGGTTGAATTTGGCTTCGATGAGCGCCACACGCTCCCACGCGTCCGGCGTGAACCAATCCGCCGCTTCCCGGTTGTCCCGCGTCCGTGTGGCCCCACTCGGTACATGCTTCAAAAAGTGCGTCCCATCGCCCGCCGGCGGATCGGGTTGCAGATAGAGGAGCGCGGTGACCGTGCCCATACTCGTATCCGTGTGGACGGTGTGCGGTTCCTCCTGCCCTTCAGGACTCAACCGAAAGAAGCTGAGCGTCGGCCGGAGCGTGGGATACGTCGCCACGAGCTGCATCGGCACGGTGGGATCCGCACACGGCGCCATCCCATGAAACACCACGGGGCCGTCATGCACATCGCGAAACCGCTGCGCGAGCGCCCGCGCCCGGTACGTCACCGGGTCGGCCAGGAAGTCGTCATGCACCGCGATCAAATCGCCCACGGCGTCGCCTCATCCCTCGTCGTTAACGCTTTCACCCACCCGGTCTCGAGCGGGACATAGCCCGCGTGCTGATAGATCGTCGCCACCCGTTCTTCGCCCGTCGGACTCACCATCTGCATCGAGGTGGCGTCCTGGGATCGGGCCCACGCTTCCGCCGCATGCAGCAGCCGGATCCCGATCGACCCTCGGGCGTCAGGCGCGACAAACCAGAAACACTCCCCGCAACTGCGGTCCCCGGTCCACACATGCGGCGCACACAGCAAGCCAATCGCGCCCACGACCTGCCCGTCCACGTCGCCGACGAACACGATCCCATCCGGCACCGTGATCAAGTGCGTGATCAACGCCGCCATCACGTCCGGCTGATCCGTGAAATGCGCGCCGTAGATACTCGAGGCCAGAAACGTCCCCCCCAAGGTCACGAGCGCCGGCACATCACGGAGCGTGGCGGGGCGGATCATTTCGCGGCCACCGTCCAGGCCGTCCCGTTGTAAAAGGCGAGCACATGGAGCGCCCCGCCGCCGGTAATCGTCGCGCCCCAGACCGCCGTCATGCTATCGGTCACGGGCCGCACCATGCCTTCGGTCGGCACCGCGGGGAGTTCCGTCACGAGGATCGGCGTGACCCGCGCGTTCAGTTCGTTGACCAGTTTCGAGAACCAGAGCGCCCAGATCGGATCGACCAACCGCGCCACGCCGATCAGCGTCGTCAACGTGGGCGCGGGATTCACGAGAGCCCCGGCGTCACGGTGATCTGGGCGTCCACGAGCCGCCAAGGGACAGGGTCTGACATCACGACCCGTGGCACGAAATTCCGGTACTGCCCGAGACTCGTCCAAAACACGTGCGTGGAGAAATTCCCTTGCGCACCGGCACTGCGCCAGCGTTCAAAGCCCCACGTCACCCCGCCATCTTTCGACACTTGCAACATGCACTGCGGATCAGATCCCTGCCCCGTGGACACCCCGAGGCCCACGTCCAGCACGATCTGGAAGCGGTTCACCGTAAACCGTTTCTGCTCGAGCGCCAGGCGCGGCGGTTGCCGCACGCGGCGAATGAGCGAGCCGTCCACGTCGGTTTGCGTCGTGACGTCCATCGTGTAGATCGTGCCGGTCAAGCGATCCCCGGCAAGATTCTGATCGGGCAAGGCGACGAACCACATCGGGCGGTAGGCGTGAAAATCGCCCGTCGTGACGTTCCAATACGCCCGTTCGTGCCAGAGATTCGTCACCCCGTCATACACCCAGGTGGCATCCCCGGTGGGTAAGGTCAGCACGTAGAAAGGATGCCCGTTGCTCAGGTAACAATCGCCAATCGCATCGGCACTCGCCGTGTAGTGCTGGATCGCGTATTCCACGGCATGCGTACTGATCCGCCCGGGCACATACCCTTGCGTCCGCACCACGTTGCCGTGCCCCTGCGTGTTGTGCGCGAGCCAGATGAGCGAGGATCCCATCGCCGCACCGGAGAAGGGGGCTTGAATCCCCTCTTCCATGAACGCCTCTTGAATCGGGGCGAACGGGAACGGGCTCGTGCCGGCGTCCCACCAGACTTCCGAGGTGACTTCGCCCAGGAGATAGATCAAGCGGTTGACGACGTAGAGCGCAATCCAGGGATCCGGGGCGTTGCTGCGCTGGACCACCATCGTCGGATTCCAGACGAGCCCGTTCAGGAGATCACTGACCCGGAGCGTCGAGGTCGCGGCGTCCAGGGCGAGAAAGCGCCCGTCGAGATACGCGCCCATCGTGCAACCACTCGCCAACACCGTCGTGAACACATGCGAGGTCAGATCGAGGATGTAGCCTTGATCGCCGCTCGTCACGAACAACTGGCCGCCGGCATCGCCGTTACTGCAGATCGTGGCGGGGTTGGCATCGGCCACGAGCGTCCCGCGGAGCGTCGAGCTCCAGACCCCGGCGGCCGTATGGAAGACTTCATACAGCGCATAGCCGGCGACGGTGAACACGCGCCCGTGCTCATACCACACGGCGCGGGAGGGCGCTTGCGCAAAGGTGACGCGCGCCGTAAACCCGGGACAGGGCAAGAGCACCCCGCCCTCCGTCGCGCCGCCGATGGCTTCCGGGTACAGATTGATCGTGCGTTCCCGATCGGCCAGGGTGCTCTGGTTCGGGTTGGAGGGGCCGATCCAGCCGGGATAGGCTCCCATTAGGAGGCCGCGGTGATAATGCCGCCCTTCACGGTCAGCGAGATCACGGCGGCGGGGCCAAACGTCACGAGGCCCAACGTGCCACCCGCACTGTAGCGCGTGGCATCGACGGTGCCCGTGACGGTCGTGGCGCCGGCGGCCAGGGTGCCGCCAATCGTGACGTTGCTGCCGTCACTCACGATGCCGCCGAAGACCATAAAGATCGAGGCTGCCATGCTGTTCCCTTCTCAGTTCGCCCGGAGGACCGCGGAAATCGTCCCGCCGCCGCCGATCAACGTACTGATCCGCACCCGCACATAGGCGTAACAGGCGGGCGCGGGCAGATGCACCGCCACCATGGCCCCGGCGCTGAAGGTGGAGGCCGCGACGGTCGCCCCGATCGCGCTCCATGTCCCGCTATAGATCCCGGTGAGCAGGGGGTCGTAGTCCGCCTCTTCGATCGTCACGACCCCCGAGGAGGTGGTCCCGACGGAGCTCAGGAAGATCGTGATCTGGTTATAGCCGCGCACATCCACCGGCAGGCCGGTCTGCGCGGCGGATTGCGTGGTCAAGAGCGGGACGCGGATCGAGGGTCCAACCATCAGAGGTTCCCCGTTTGAATGTTGTAGCCGCCGCCGCCCATGGCGAAGTCGTTCTCGAGGTCGGTCATCTGCAGATTCGCGCGCTTCAGCGTCGCGAGACTCAGCCGGGCCAGCGTCGCGAGATCCGGGCTGATGGCCACGCCCCGACTCGGCGCCAGCCGCACGGCCAGGTTGTAATCCAAGGCTTCGACGTAGCCATCCGGCAACGTGTACGACGTGCTCAGGTTCGCAAAGATCGGCAGCTGTTCCCCGCGGTAGAGCACGAGACTATGGATCGCCGTATCCGGCACGGGCCACAACACGATCTCGCCATTCGGCACCGCCGGGGTGTAGTACACCGCCGTGAAGAGGGGGCTGCTCAGATCCTTGACCCGAATGTCGGCCCACTGCTGATCGTTCAGGACGGCCCGCGGCACTTCCACTTGCGGCGCGACCCCACTCAACAGAATCCCCGCGCCTTCGAGATCATGCGGGACCGTGGCACTCACGAAATTCGTCCCCGTCACCGTCGGCCCGATCAGGTACGGATTCACCTCACTGCCCTTGTTCGCCACCAAGGGCCAGACGGTGCGCGAGATGAGCGGGATCGTCAACGGCTGCAGCGCCCAGCTCCCGACCATGGAGTTCAAGCGGGCGAGCGCGTTGGTGGCTTCCATCCCGTCGATCGCATCGCCCAGCGCCGTCACGCCCAAGGTCTGTAAGGCCCGGGTCACGACGTCGAGCCCGGTGACGATCTCGCTCACTTGCCCCGCTTCGGCTTCGGCGGATCCGGCTCAGGCGTCGTGCCCAGCCAGTGGGCCTCGTCCTCCGGTGACGCCACAAGCACGGGCACCCCGCCGGGCGCGGTGATCCATTTCGGGTACTCTTGATACCCCGGTGGATGCGTCTCTTTCATCGCCTTACGCGGCCGGGTCCGGGTTGTCGGGATCCGCGGCGATCCCTTCGAGCTTCGCCACGACCGCATCGGCCAGGACTTGCACTTCGGCGACTTCCGCCTCCGTCATCCCCGGCACGATCTTGTCTTTCAGGCGTTGAATATCCGCCGCGATGTTGTCCGTGGCGGTATCGATCTTCTTCAACGCCGCTTTGAGCTCAGCACTCGCCATGAGTAAACGCTCCCCTTGATGATGAATCGCGGTGATCAGCGCGACCAGTTGTCGCGCGTCCCGTCCCCAGATGGGCACGGCCTTACGCGACGGTGCCCAGATTCAGCGAGTAGACCGCCCAGCCGCCATTGGGCGCCGCCATCAACGTCACGTTCGACCCGATGAAGGCCGCCGCGGTCCACTTGGTTTTCGCGCCGGTGGTGCCGTCGAAGATCCCCCCCGACTGCGCGGTCACGACATGCGCCACCGCATTCCCGGCCATGAACGTGATCGTGAACCCGACCGGCACGCTCGAGGCCGGCGCCAGCGTCACGGCCGCCGCCGTGGCTTTCACGATCCAGTAGACCCCGCCGCCCGTCAGCGCCGGCTGCACGAAGGCATCCGCGATGGTCTGCACCGTGAGCGGCGGTTCCGCCTGCGGGACTTTCGGGAGAAACGCGCCCCCCATTTGGCCGATTGGCATTAGATCGTCTCCTTCGTCTTGCGGACGTACGGCCGGCGTTTCTTGATCGGGCGTTCGGGGATCACCGGCACATGCGCCGGGGTACTCTCATCGACGGCCGCCGCTTCGGCCTTCGCCTGTTCGCTCATGCGGCGTTCGGCAAAAGCCCGTTCAGCGGCGGCCTGAGCGATCGCGCGGTCCTGCGCGTGGACCCGTGCGATCGCCCCTTCCTGACTCGTGGACCACCCGCGACTGAGCAGGGTGGCTTCTTCGACGTCATTCGCCGCTTGAATGAACCCGCTGATCGCGGGCCCTCCGGTGGCGGCTGTCGCCATGTACAGACACTTCGGATATTCCTGAAACGGCGGGCTCACCGGCCGGCCTTGCTGGCGCAGCATTTCGGCGGACACCAGCTCCGTCGGCCGGAGCTCCCACTTCGCTAACTCCTTGACGTAGTGACTCTCCGGGGTCCATTGCAAACCCATCGCGTCTCCTTACGTGAAGGCCGTCGCCGCCGCGATCGGCAGCGCGGTAATCATCCAGAGCCCATTGACCGCCACGGCCGAGAACCCCGCGCCGACAAAGGCCGCAAAGGTCGCCGTGCTCCAGGGGCCGCCGGTGATGCCGTTGTTGAAGATCGCCGCCGTCGTGATGACATGCGCCACCGCGGCGGTGCTCGTGAACGTGATGCGTCGGCCATTCGCCGCCGTGGACGGGGCCGCGAGCGTGGTCGCGCTCAAGGCCGTCGCCTTCGTGACGATGTAGATCGTGTCGCGCACCGGGACCGGAATGATCGCCGTGTTCACGCCGATCGTCAGGATGTCACTATCCCAGGCCGGCAACTGCGACACCGCCACCGCGCCGAAGACGGGGAAATCGGACGGCAGGCCCGTGATGATGTTCGTAAGCGCCTGATGCGTCGCCGCGGTGGAGCCTTCCGAGCCCCGGTTCCGCACGACCACCGAGGTCGTACTCGGGACGCTGACGACGTAACTGATCTCGGAATCGAGCCGGACAATATTGCCCGCGACAAAGCCGGTGGAGCTCGTGACGGGAATCGTGAGATCCGACAGGCCGACGGCGGCCGTGGTCGTGGTTTGTGCGATGGCCATGCTTTAAACTCCTTCAGTGAATGTGCTTCAACGCGGTCAAGTATTTCGCGTCGCCACGCTTGATCCGACCGCGTATTTCATTGCGCGTCAGTCCGGTCGCCGTCTGCGCGTCCGTCGTGCAGGCGTAAACCACACCATCGAGTTCAATCGCCCGAGCGTTCCAATTCTTCGCACCACTACGCGCGGCGGACATCTTGGCTTTCGTTTCGGCCGAGTGGGTCTTGCCGATATTCCATTTCCCCATGCCGGGCGCAAGCATCGCCTTCGGTGGAGCCGCGTAAACGGCCAACCCCGCCCTTAACCGATTGGTCATCTGTCCACGCGAGAGGCCCGTGGCCGCCATCGCATCAAGAATCGATGGGTAGGTCACGTCGTGATACGTCACAGACCGAGCCCGCAGATTCGCACTGCCGCGGCGCTCTTGCGCGCGAGCGCACAACTTCGCGTACGCCTCAGGAGTCTGCGTGAACTTCTTCCCGAGATTCGCCTGACGAAGCTTCGCGCGTGTGACCGCCGAGACAACACGACCTTGTAATCCCGGCCCACCGGGCGTTGAGTTGTAGCCATTCGGCACGAGTGTGTTGTAGAGCGCGATCGCGTCTCGTTCCTTCTGATACGCCTCTTCTTTGGAAGCACATCGAACAACCGTCGTCGTCTCGAAGTTCTCCCATCCGTCCTGACGAATAGCGACCGCAAGCGGCCACGTCAGGCCACGCTCAGCCATCCCGCGATGCTGGGACTGGCGTTGATAGAGCGGCTTGCTTGTCACGCCGATGTAGCTCATGCCGGTCATGCGATTCGTGATCTTGTAAACCTGAAACGGTGTCATGCCTGAGCCCCCTTAATGGAAGCTCAAGTATAACACTACATCACATCAACTCCAAGCGCGAAGGGCAAAATACGGCAACATGGCCGCAACTCCCCCAATACTGTCAATTCTACTCGGAAGTTGATCGGTCTGAATGTTGTACTGTTCGACGAACCGCAGCGAGAGGTTGAAATCGCCCCCGCCATTCACCCGTTTCGCAATCGCGCCCGGCAGACTCTTGGGGAGATCGACCATGACGAAGGCAAAGGCCGCGGGATTGAAGAGCAGCGATTGGCGAGAGGTCTGCGCGGCCATGGTGGCTGCGACAGTCCCGGTCGCCCCGAGCCACTGGATCGCGGCGCCGTTGCCGGGCGCGGCCGTGACCGTCTGGAGCGGCCCGGAGGTGATGATCGGCGGCGAGATCGCAAAGGTGCCCGTGGTCGTCCCGGCCAGGGGCGCCGTCAACACGAACTGCTGCAGATCCCCGGTGTCCACGTAGCTCACCGGGTTCACCGCATTGACCCCGGCGATGGTGAAGACGTCCCCCTGCACCATCGCATACGTGCCCATGCCGGAGAGGGCCAGCGTCGAGCCGGTTTGTCCACCAGAGGACGTGATGGGCGTGGCGGTCGTGAACGTGCCGGTCGTGAACGTCGGCATGTTCGGATCCCAGTACCAGCTATCCACCCCCAACGCGGGCCCGGAGAACTGGCCACTGCGGAAGTACTTGCTGATCTGGGCTTGCGGGTTGAACAGCGCGAAATTCGCACTCAGCAACCGGCTCTGGCTCTTGGGGTCGAGCACCGCGACGAACTCTTCAGGAACACCCACGTTGCGCATCTTGGCCACGCCGTCGGTGTAAATCTGATCGTCCGCAATCGGCGTCCCGGGTGACCCGATGCTGTAGTACACCTGCTTGAAGACTTCCGCCCCGGCCACGACGTCCCATTTGTTCGCCTGGGCCCGGCCCGCGGGTTTGGTGTAGCGGTTCTGGACTTCTTCCACGACCAGCGCATCGTCCGCGCTCGACCACCCCATCCCAATCTGGAACTGATGGTTGATGGTCATCGGGACGGTCTGGTTCAGGATGGGCTGCTCGACCAGCGCCTGGCCTTCGCTGACCACCCAGCGCTGTTGAATGCGGACTTGGACCGTGTACCCGATCTGGGCGCCTTGGGGTTTATTCTCCCAGGTGTTGTCCCAGGTGCGATCGAACTGGCCGATCAACTTCAAGTTATTTTTGAAGTTCACGGCCACGTCTTTGGTGACCCATGAAGGCGTAATAAAAGTGTTCGCCACAGCGCACCCGCTTGGTGCGACCGGCGCTTACTTCCGCTTGTAGAAATACGATTCGTGGCTTTCCAGTGAATCGTCGTCCTCGGGCGGATCGTCGCCGATCTTCTGGGGGCCCGTCCGCACTGGATTGGGCGGTCGTGGCGCCGCGACTAAGACTGGAGGTCTGGAGGCCGATCCAGTACTGACGGCCATGCCGGACCCGTTCGCGGGGGATCGTTGCTGGGCTGCAACGGGGAGTTTTGATTCTAACACCTTCCGCACGAGATTGATAGCACTCGGATGGTTCACGCTCCGCGCTTCCTCTGCCAGGGATCGATACTCGTCCTGATGACTCGCCAGCCAGTACGCCAGATCGGCACTCCGATCACTACTCAGGATCGCGTCGCGGAACACGTCCGGGTAGAGGATGTGATCGGCGCTCGCCAGCACCGCATCGAAGTCGGGATAGACCTTCCGGGCCTCCTGCGTTTTGGTGGCGTAGGCGGTCAGCCGTTCGTGGTGCGTCTTCTGCTGCTGCTCTTGGGCTTGTTTGGCTTCGCGCGCCGCCTCACGCTGCTCGTACTTCCAATCGGCCAGATCTTCGCTGAAGTCGGCATACGTGGCGTACTTGTCGCCGATCTCGTCTTCGCTGGGTTTCGTGCGCGTCGGCGGGGGTGTCCAGGCGTGGGGAGGTGCCGCCGGTCGAGACGCCTCGCTCGCAACCGGCCCTTGGGGGAGAGCCGGTCCCACAGGCGCGCGATCATCCCGAGCCGGCGGCGGGGTGTGCTTGGCTTTCCATTCGTCGCGTTCCGCTTCGGCTTGGCGCAGTTTGGCGGTTAAGTCACGGATTCTTGGTACGTCTTCCGGATTGGCTTGCTGACTCCGCGCGCGATGCCGCGGCGTCTTGGCAAACCGGCCCTGATCGTCGCGCGCGGACGCATCAGGGAGCGGATCGGCGGCCACCGGTTTCTCGGGCGTCGGTTCGTGCTCATCTGGCAACTCGCCGGTACCATTAGGTCCAAAACTGGCCTCGTGGTCTTCGAGCGAGCCAGTATCGGCGTCTGATGTAGCGTTCGACGGGAGGCCGGACAGGTCTTCGTCGGTCATATGGCCTGCTCTTGCGTGGCGCGACGTTCCGTATACCGCGCCACCTTACACGCCCGACAATAGTTGTCGAGCCCTCCACGATGTCCCTTACTGACCGTAAAGTGGTCAAGCGCCTTCACCAGACGGCAGCGGGAACAGATGCGATCCGTCCACGGGTTACCGCCCGCTTGTTGGACACGCCGCCGTGCATGCAGGTGCCGGTGATACGCCTGGTCCTGACAAATGACCAGCCGCGCGTGGGGATTGGGTGGATCCTCATCAGGATGATGCACCACAGCCGTACGGGGCAATGGTTTACCGAGAACCGCCGCGGCTCGAAGGCGATGCAGTTTGCCGGCAGACGTTTCCAGGTATCCGCCAACAGTAGGAGGCGGACGACGATGCCCGAAAACGAACCGCCGCGCCTGCCCAGCGACGACGCCCTCATCACGTTGTGTGCGCGTGACGATCGTCGTGGGTTGTCCACACCCGCACTCGCAGAGTTTCATCGTCCCGTCAACAGCCAATTGAGCCGCCCCCAGAAGCCCCGCCGAGTGAACGCGCGGAACTGATCCGCGATCTCGTTCGTGACCACCATCGTCGTGTCAAAGGCGTTCACATGCACCCGTTCCACGCGGGCGCGTAAATCCTTCTCGATGTGGTCCACCTTGTCGTACATCGCCGCGAAGCTCGCTTCGACCTGTTCAAAGCGTTCGACCACGGCGCCCTGCGTCTCCGCGATGACATGGGCTAAGCCGTCCGTCGTACGCTTATGGGCAGCCTGTTGCGTCGGGTTCATCGGACGTGTCCTTGATTGCAACGTCTGCGCATCAAGCCGCTCCCCCGTGCTGACGCGCACGTAGGTGTCCGTCGCCAGGTCATACACCAGATCAGTCATGCCTCAGCCATCGGCGGCGGCTGCAGCGCCGCTTGCGCTTCCTGCGCCTCGAGCGCGTGCGCCTGGCCGACTTCGGCTTGCTCGAGCCCTTGCTGATGGCTCACGTCGCCCGCTTCTAAGGATTGCTCGTGGCCCAGCTGCGCCATCCCGGCTTCATGCGCCTGCCCTTGTTCCGCCTGCTGCATCTGCGCTGCTCGGGCGAGGGCATTCTCCGCGCTGTCCACTTCGGCCTGCATCTGCATCCCGCGAATCTTCAGTTCCTCGATCCGCAGTTTCGTCTCGTTGTCCATCGCCGCAATGCGGAGCTTGAGCTCGCCTTCCGCTTGCGCGATCTGGAGCTTGGCCTGGAGGTCCGCTTGCGAGGATTGCGCGTGACTCTGCGCGTCGATCTGTTTACCCTGCAGCGTCGCTTGCGCTTTGGCCGCATCCGTCGCCAGCTGTTGCTGCGCTTCCTGTAGGGCTTGCTGCATCTGCTGGAGCTGTTGCTGCAAGGCTTGCGTCTGCGGATCCGGCGCCGCTTGCCCGTTCTTCTGCGCACTCAGTAAGGCTTGCACCGGCGGCGCGAGCATGACCTTCGCCCGTTCCGCCATCTCCGTGTGCCCGGGCCCGTCTTGGTGCTTGAAGAAGAGATCCCCGAAGACGGCCATCAGGTTCGGGTCCGCGGCAATCATGTTGCCCACGAGCTCCGCTTCCTGCTGGCGGCGGGATTCAAAGCTCTTCGTGACCTTGATGATCACGTTGAAGTGCGCGTCTTTGGTGAGGGTGTACGTCTTGGCCTCGGGGGCCGGTTGCCCCGTCTGCGGATCCACGGGCGCCGGTTGCGGCTTGCCCCCTTGCATGATCGAGGGCTGATGGAGCAACACGCTTTCGGGTTCGCCCTGGCCGTTGAGAATTCGGGCCATGCGCCCCGGCCGGTTGTAGATCGGATACAGCAGATTGTTGATGATCTGCGCTTCGTAGCGGATGCTCCGCTGCAGGTTGTCCAGAAAGTGCGACGTGCCCTGTTGATCCTGCTGGACAATCGCGTTGATGGCTTTGCCCGATTTGAGACTCGGATCCACGCGGCCCATCGAGGGGTCATGCACCGCCATCGTGCTCTGAATCGCCTGATCGAACATCGAGACCGATCCCGCAATGGCCTGGATCGGCGTATCGACTTGCGTGCGAATCGGCGGGCCGACTTGATTGCCTTCTAAGTCGCGCGTGCGATACGGCAGATAGGGCAAGGTGCGCGTATTCGCCACCTGATACCACTGCTCGTAGCTTTCGACCTGCCCTTCCGCGACTTGGAACGGGGGAATCGGGGCCAAGCCCACCGTCTCCACCCATTTCGAGACCATCGCGTTGAAGCCTTGCTGACTATCCCGTGACGGCCGCACCATGCCTTCGTACCGCCGCTCGTCGTCATAGGGCTGGAGCTCTTCGCCCACGACTTTCACGATCGGCAGATCGGGCCCGGGCCAGTCGGTCTCATCGAGGATTTGCGTGCCGTCGAGTTGCGCCCAGCAAATCGTTTTCTCGATGACTTCGCGCGTGTCCACGGGATCGGATCCGTCGGGGAGTTCCTCGTCCCAATAGACGGACCCGTCCGCGAGCACGGCCAGCGTCTTCGTCTCGCGCTTCGTGTAGTAGTAATCGACCACGCGACAGGACCGCGTTTCCCCTTCGCTCGTAAACCAGCCGGGGTAGTCATCCCCGAGCGCGCGGAACTCGTCACTGTCGGCCCGGGTCAAGGGATTCGGCGAGCCATTCGCCAACCGGGGATACGTCGCTTTGTATTCCGCCCACGGCATATCGCGCCCGACAAAGCCCCACTCGGCATCGCTACCGTCGGGTTGTTCATGGGCAGGATCCAGGCTCACGGCCGCCTGGTTGTAGATGCGCTTGACGTAAATCTCTTGATCCCACGTTTTGCCGGGGGCGTACTGCGTCATGACCAGGTAGTAGCCCCGTCCCGCTTGCACGGCTCGGGCAAAGGCCCACGTCCGGGCATCGGCCGCATGGGAGTCGCGTTGAATGCGCCGCACCAA